CTTGCATCATTACTTTGTTTATTAAGTAATATACCTTTTTCAAAATCATCAAAATCTGTTGTACCAAAATCAGGAATGTCAATATCAGGCATCAACCAAGATAAAGGTTTTGTAATTATTTTAACTAAAGATTTGAATACTTTTGTTACTGATTTGAATATTTTTTTAAATGGCATTATGGTCTTCCCCACTTAATATCAAGAACAGTTTGGCTTGAAAAATCCATACCAACATCTGTTGAAAAGAATCTTTGTTGTGATGTATTGTTTGTTTTTCTACCTGATCTCTTTTCAAAATCCGCCCAATGAGAAACAATACCTAAATTTACTGTGCTTTCATTTTGGTTTTCATTAATTGTAAAAGTATCAATTTGACCATCGTATAATAGAAATGGGTCTGCAATCAAAGCATTTGTATCATCTAGGAAACCTCTAAATATTTTAACACTATCATTGACTACATTTTCATTTAAACAAGTAGATATGAATGTTTGGTCTGCACCTGATAATGTTAATGTTAAACTTGTTTTTGTAACATCTGTTTCTTCTGTAAAATTAGAAACTCCTAAAATAAAATCTGATGACGAGTATGTTACACTTGAACCTGAAACAGAACTTGTAAGTGGGAAAGAACAATCTGTTATATTTACAGGTGTTCCAAATCCAATGGTAATAAGATGAACAGGTCTAATATCATTTGTCGCTAGTTCGTTCTTTACTGATGTTGTTAGTGATCTCGTCATATTTTTCGTAACTTCTTCTGTTTATCTTTATACCATCAAAAACCTTAAATTTAGCAGTTTTTGTTGGTTCGTTATATTTACCTAAATCATTGGTGTTAAAGTTGATATGTTCCTCATCTATTATTTCCTCTGCAATAGCATCAACATTAATCCAATACTTTACTTTATATTTCATTATAAAGCTTCTTCAACATCTAACTCAAACTGATATAAAAGGTTACCATCTTTGTCAGCACCAACTACACCAAAATCTTGAACATCATTTGTTAGATGAACTGTAAATGGAACATTGTCATAAGTAACAACTGAGTCATCTGCAAGAGCAGTAGTAAGCGGTGGTTCTATTGTTACAGTAGCCGCATTAGATGAACTTGTAACATCAGAAACAACCATATAAACTTTATTGTGTGATGCAAACTTTATAAAATCACCAGCTTTAAATCTTCCAGTACCATCACTAGCAAATGCGTCCATAGCAATAGTCGTATCACCAACTGCGTGAACTCCATTAACTAATACTGTTCCTGTTTCACTTCCTCTAGCATCTTCTATCTCAGGTGGGATAATTGTAAAATTTTCTTTTCTTGATCTTTGCTTCATAATAAAAGCCATCAATTCACCATAAATATCTGATCTTTTTCCTACAATTATTTTTGCAGTAAAAGCAAATCTTTGACCATCAATTTGTCTTGCAAGTTTTTTACCTGAGTCTGATTTAGATATAATTGTGTTTTGGATAGACTTAATGCCCATTGTTGAAAATGCAGAACTTGATATTGGGAATGCACCTGACATTATATTAAATTACCTTGACCCTTTTCGTTTAATGCTTGATTTATTAACTGAGATATTGTTCCTCTTGAATTTACTAATAGTTCTTCAAATCCACTTGCATCAACAGTATTGATATTAAAATTAACATTAACTCCACCACCCATTGAACCTAATCTTGAATTTGGAATAATTTGACCTGATGAGTTTGGTACAAATAATTCACCACCTTTACCTGAAGCACTATCTCCGACTATGACAGGTTGGTTTTTCCTTACTGAACCACCTTTGTTAAAAAATTTAAAGCCGCCACCACTTCCACCACCTAAAGCTACTAATGCTAATTGTAATGCAACTTGTTTAGCTTTTTCTTTTGTAATATTTTTTTCTGTTGTTAATCTATTTTTTTCAATTTTGTCCAAATCTATTCCTAATAATTTTTGGATTGCCATTCTCATAATAATTTCAATAACAATAGATAAAGTCTGTATCAAAGCATCTTGCACCATTTTTTTAAATGCGTTACCTAAATCTTCACCAAGCACTATTGCTCTTGCTAAAGCATTTGAAAATCTACCTATACCAGCATTTAATCCCTCTGCTATTGTCATTCTAATATCTGTAAATTTATTTTTTAAATTTTCTAATGAAGTTTCGTTTAATTCTTTAAATTTATCTATTGCTTTTTGTGTAGCACTTGGAACAGCAACAGATAATTCATGTTCAAAGTCGTGTATTGGTACTAAAGTTTCTTCTACTTCTTTTTTAAATTCTCTCATCAAAATTGCATTTTCTCTATTAGTATTTCTCATTGAAATATTTTTATCTATCGCTTGATCTAAACCCTCTAACATATCATCAATTTCTTTGTTCATTGTTTTAAATGTAACCGCAGTTGCCGCAACAGAAGCCGCAACAGCAGTAAGACCAACAAGTGATAATCCGGCTAAACCTCTTAAACCAGCTAATACAGGAACTATTGCTTTGCCTAATGAAATAAAAAATGCAACAATTTTTATAGCAATCAAAACTTTAAATCCTGTAATTACTGCATCAATATTTTCTTTTAAAAAAACAAAAAAGTTTGCAACACCTTTAACAGCTTGTGCAAGTGTAGTACCAAAACCTATTGCAATTCTTTCTATAGATTCTGCATTATCAACTAAAAATTTATCTAAATCACCAAACTGTCTTTTTAGTTCTGAAAAAAAACCAGCATCTAACAAAACTCTTTTAAAATTAAATGCTTTATCACCAATCATTGACAAAGTACCCTCTAAAGTTTTTGCAAGTTCATCTGTTGCTTTTCCAAATCTACCACCAACACCAAAAACTCTTTCAAATGCTTTTGCTGTTTCTTCGATTGATACAGCCGCACCAGCTTTGAAACCGAGCATATTTCTTACACCTTTTTCTCTAAATAAATCTGCCGCACCAATACCAGCACTAAATGATCTTTGTATTTGTTCTGCTGTTGTTCTAAAATCTAAACCTGTTACAGCCGCAACATTACCTGTAATCTGCAACATTTTTTGTAGATCATCTGCATTATCTGTAATCGTTGCTAATATTCCTGAACCTCTTGATATTTCTTCTAGTGAAAATGGAACTCTTGATGCAAACTCAGACATATTTTCAAAAGCTTTTGCACCCTCTGTTGTGTCTTTAAGTAAAAATTTTAATCTTGTTCTTAAATTTTCTATTTCTTTTCCTGTGCTAACTAAATTTCTAACAACAAGTCCAGCACCTAAACCAAGAAAAGCATTTTTAACATTGAATACTGCACTTCTTACTTTTGCAAGACCACCTTGTAATCCTTGAAGTGCTTTTGTAGCTTTATCTCTTGCTACTATGTCTATGAATAGTTTTTGACTTGCCATTATTTATATTTCCTTAGTTCAGCTAGTTGTTTCTGAGTTTTATACTCATCTTGTTCTTTTTTCAAGTAAGCTATCCAAAGATTGTAATGGCTAACAGGCATATCTAATACCTTTTGAATTGGTAGTTTAAGTCTATCAGCAACCACCAACATTGATAAAGTATTGGGGTCGCTACTTACTTTTTTTCAGCTTCTTCTAGTGATGTATCTGCTAAAATCTTATTTGCTACTGTAGCAATAACATTTGAATCTGCTTTTCTTCTAAGTTCAAATTTATCTTCTAATTTAAAAGCTTTTTTAAGATTACCTTTTTCATCTTTTACTTGCAGTTTCATTATTAATAAATCTACAAGAACTGTAAGGTCTTGAAAGTTGCTTGATTTTTTAAAGATAATATTTTTTTCTTCAAGTGTTAAAGGTTCAGAATAAAATACAGATGGATTACCAGCTTCATCTTTCCACTCCTCAACTTCAATAGTTAAAGTTTGTAGAGTTTCAAAATGAGATTTAACTCTATCTATTACTGACATAAATTATTATTCAGTTCCGATTGTTAAAGCACCTGTTCCTTGAAAAGTAACTGATCTTGCAACTACTCCATCTAAAGGTTGTGATACTGACATTCCTGTAATAACACTTGCACCCTCAAATTTTCTGTCGCCTGATGAACTTCCCTCAGGTAGTAATTTAAAAGTTATACTTGCACCAGCGACTAATGATGTTTGGACACTATCCGCTTCGTCAAAGTGCATTTCTAAAGTACCTGAAAAAGATGTTCTTCCAGCAATAAAAGTTTTTGCTGAATCAGCCATTTTTGTACTTTCAACAACATCTCCTGTTGTTTCTAAAGTGAATGATACAAGTTCGCCAACTGCTGTGCCGCCAACTACTACTTCACCCTCTTTACCATGATGTACTGCCATTTTTTTCTCCTATAATTAATTTGTTATATTAGTTTTCTTCTTCTTCGTCAATTTCTTCTTCATCATCATCTTCAAATTCTTCCTCATCTTCAAATGACTCATCTTCTTGATCTCTTAGTTCTGCAAGTAAATCTTTAATTTCCTCGCACATAAGACTTTCTTTATCGTGCAGTTTTTCTACACTATCTATCTTTTTTTCTATTTTATCAATTATCTTATCTTTGTTCATATTATCTCCTATGGTGTTCCTGATTCAAATTCGTAAGTACACCTAATAGTCATTCTTATACCACCTATAGGAAACAATGTACCCTCGTCTGTTTCTACAGATATAACTTCTGTATCAAGTGCATTACTATTTCTTGTAATATCAGATTCCAAAGCAGTTTCAATAGCAGTAATCAATTCATTTCTTTTTGTGTCAATATTTACCTCTGCACCTTTAACAAAACCTAATATTGCAAAATCAATAGTACCAATCCTTGTTTTTGCACCTGAGCCTATCTCTTGATCTTCCCTTGTTTCTTCTGATGTTTGAACAATAACTGCTGGATATTGTTTGTCTGATAACTCGTCTAATAAGAATGGTTGTCTTGTAGCTTTTTTTATGCTCGGACTTGATATACCTGATATAGTAGATAGTAAATCAGATGCGATATTTTCTCTTTTACTCATAATGCTCTTTCAAATTCTTTTTTAACAAATTTATTAAATTGATTACTTATAATCTTTTCTGTTCTATCATTAAACCCAAAAAACTCTCTTTTTGGTTCATTTAGTACTTGATTAAATAATGCTCTTTGATTCATTTGAGAATTAGAGAATGATATTGATATTTTGTTTTTGCCTGATTTCTTTACAGTTTTTGAACTAGGTGTTAGTGCAGATAACATTCTGCCTGTATAAAACAAATCAACATTGGTTCTTTTACCCTCTCTTTGTAATTTTTTAAGATAACCCTCTGAATATGGTGCAAATTTTCTACCTCTAAAATCTATACCTTTTTGTGTCTTAGTTCTAATAATATCTAATAATTGAAAGCCACCTTGTAATATACCCTTGTCAATTATTTTTGGAAACTTTGTTTGTAGTCTTTGAAATCTCTTTTCAAAAGCTTTAGAGTTTGTTTTAATTTTAACATCTAAAGCCATTATCTATTCAATCGTCTATATCCATGTAAAGGTTCTCTTTCATTAGATACGATT